GTCGTGAAACCCCCCTTATGTGTGTTAAGTATATTGTCCAGCGACAACAGCACAAGTATCAGTTGTACCTGAGCTGCCTACTGTTGGATATGCTAAACGTAAATTTTTTGTTGTGGATGCTACAGCTGATGCTGATCCAGATCCACTTGTATCTGAAGGAGATATACGTGTTTCGGTACCTGCACCGCATACACCGTATTCTCCAACTGCTGAAGGAGCTGCCATAATATTATATTGTTAAGAAACTGTTCCTAAAAGTGTACTGTCAGAATGCTGTCTCCCATACTCTAGAGGAGTTGCAGGATCTTTAGTTACAGACTTATCGACTGTACCGATTCCGCTGAGAGAAGCACCATTACCAGTAGTTCTAGTTACAGTTTGTGAAGTACCGGGTTTTAAAGACATGATTAACTACGTGCTGAAGTTAACTCAATAGCACCTGCTGGGTTTAGTGTACCTGCACCCATAGCAAGTCTTCCAACCATAACGTCACCTTGGTATAAAACAGACACATCACCAGATGTTACTTGAACCTGAGGTCCAACTGCTTCTACGATTCCAGCTACATCACGTTGATAAATCAAACCACAATGTGTAGAAAAATCACCATCGTATGAGTTGTTCTCACCAGATACTGCGTTAACTTGTCCTGCTAAGAATGGTAGGTTGTTAGAACGTCTGATATTAATACCAGCAATTTCAACTAGACCTTCACCAGATGTTAGGTTACCTTGATTGTTACCATAATCTCTGTTTAAGATGTTAGAAGAAACCTGTGATACCAAGGCATAGTATTGTCTTGGATTAAGTATCGCAGTACGTCCAGTCTTTGGGAGATTTTTTTCGTCAAGAACTGCAGCTGCTTCAAAGAAAGCATCTACTAGAGCTTGAGCATTATACTCCTTAGTTACACCTAGCTCGATCTGTGTACCACCGGGTTCTGGTCCGGGTGATGCTGTGATAGGATGTGCTTCTCTTGCTGCTTTAGCAATAGTTCTAAACACTTTCTTATCATAAGCTTCAGCCAAAGCATGACCGATCTTAGAAGAGATCTCTGAGCGTAGAGAGTAATGTGCAAGTGTTTCATCTAAGTCATATACGAATGCAGAACTAATTAATAGGTCATCGCATTGTATAGTTTTCTCAGCTACTGGTGGATCACCACTTCCAAGGATAGGCTCCCCGGGTGTATGATACGCCGCTTGCATGCGTCCTGTGAAGATGAATTGTAAACTCTTACCATTCTTCAAGGTACGTCTTTGCACGGTGTCACGTGCTATAGTTGCTGACTCATAAGCTTTAAACAGCTCTCCTGAGAACAACTTTAAATAGGTCGCATACTTGGTATCATATGCCTGAGATCCAGCAGTATTAGATACTGCCTTATTCAAAGCACCAAGTACCGACTGTGTAGCGTTAGCCATTTTTTCGGTTAAAAATTAAAGGTATATTTGATCGTCTTCTTACGTAAAAAGTTGTGAGTCTCACTTGGACTCATTGATATTGTGGTCTATCCCACCGTCTAGACGGCTAATTGGTATCTCCGTAGAGGCAAAAAGCCAAGTGAAGAGAGGTCCTACTCTGAGGTGCCTCTCTTCTTTAGTAATTAAATTACCATTTCTTGTAAACTACACTAGAACCTGCTAGTAGGTGAGTACCTGCTGCAGAACCTGTGATGTTTGCTGCTTGGAATACAATGTTACCTTTTGTTGCTGCTGTTGAAAGAGCATTAAAATGTACTTGTAACCATAGAGCAGATGTATCAGCACCTGCATCAATACCAACAGTAATACCAGCACCGTTAGTTGAATAAGTACCAGTACTTTCGACACCAGCTGCTGAAGGTGTAGCACCACTAGTAATTTCTGCTACTGATGCAATGGACTGAGTTGCAATAGTTGTAGCAACTGCTGTTGATCCATCAGACTGAGCTAAGTTTGCAATTCTGTAACTAAGTTCATTAGTGTTATCTGTATCATACCAGATAGTATAGATACCCATAACTCTTTCATAGCCACCGATTGGAATACTAAGAGCAGACTGAGTTGCTAATGTAGCAGATGATAGAGATGATCCATCATTCGCTAAGATAGCTCCGTTATCATAGAACGTACCTGTAGTATAAGCAGTAGTTCCGTAAGTTGTATTTGAAGTAAATGCCATTTTATATTAAGAAGTTGACCTCTCGCAGTTTCGCTACGAGAGACGTGATAGTTTAACGTGGTTACGCACAGCTGAATACTACTTTTTTTTAGTGTATTCTATGCCACGATATACGTAGGTTACTGTTGTGCAAGACATAACAATTCTCCATATACCACAACCCCGTTCCATGCTGTGGTTTCATGCGTCCCGTGAGGGATGAACGGACGTAGTATTAACCTATAGCTGGTGCTGTAAGTGCTACGTTTGTTGACTCAGCTGATGCTAAGTCTAATGGGAAATTGTGTGCATTTCTTTCATGCATAACTTCCATACCTAAGTTCTGTCTGTTAACGACGTCTGCCCAAGTAGGTATAACCTTTCCATTAACATCAACCACTGACTGGTTAAAGTTAAATCCATTAAGGTTGAATGCCATAGTACATACACCCATGGATGTTAGCCATATGCCAACAACCGGGAAAGCACCAAGAAAGAAATGAAGAGCACGAGAATTATTGAAAGACGCATATTGAAATATTAATCTACCGAAGTAGCCATGAGCTGCAACGATGTTGTAAGTCTCCTCTTCCTGACCAAATTTATAGCCATAGTTCTGCGATACATCTTCTGTTGTTTCACGAATGAGTGAAGATGTAACAAGAGATCCGTGCATAGCAGAGAAAAGAGATCCACCGAATACCCCAGCAACGCCGAGCATGTGGAACGGATGCATAAGGATATTGTGTTCTGCTTGGAATACGAACATGAAGTTAAAAGTACCAGAAATACCAAGAGGCATACCATCACTAAAACTCCCTTGTCCAAAAGGGTACACTAAAAATACTGCTAGTGCTGCAGATACTGGTGCGGAATAAGCTACGCATATCCATGGTCTCATTCCTAATCTATAACTAAGTTCCCATTGGCGTCCCATGTAAGATGCTGCACCGATAAGGAAGTGGAAGACAATGAGTTGATAAGGTCCGCCGTTGTAGAGCCATTCGTCGAGCGTACCTGCTTCCCAGATGGGATAGAAGTGTAAGCCGATGGCGTTGGAGCTGGGGACCACTGCTCCTGAGATGATGTTGTTACCATATAAAAAAGATCCAGCTACTGGTTCACGTATGCCATCAATGTCTACTGGAGGAGCAGCAATGAAAGCTAGTATAAAACAAGTAGTGGCAGTTAAAAGTGCGGGTATCATTAGTACTCCAAACCATCCTACATATAGGCGGTTGTTTGTACTGGTAACCCATTTACAAAAGCTGTCCCAATTATTTCGTTCTTGTTTTTGAAGAGTAATTGTAGCCATTAAAATATTCCGGGGATGATTTGTCCAGTTGTGATGTAGGCACCGATTGCTGCTACAAATCCGATCATAGCTGCCCAGCCATTAAATCTTTCTGCTTCGTTTGTCATAATAGGGTTTTTGTTTATGGGATAATTAGGGATAACTCTTGGAGGAGTTTCGTTTGCATGTATGTTTTGCTTGCCGTATTCGGAAGTAATCATAGTTGTAATAAGAGTGGGAAAATACCTGTGGCGAGGACGATCGGTTCGGGTCGCCACGAAGTAGTTAAGCCATTAGCTTTTTTTTGTTTGGTTTCTTTGCTGTTTTAGCAGAGTCGGTGAATTGTTTAGGAGTAGGAGCACCGGGTGCACCTTTCTTTTTCATCTTTTCACCTGATCCACCAGCTATACGTTTACGTTTAGCGTGGATGTTTGCATATAATCCGGGTCGTTTTGCCATGTTAACAATTCCATCGTTCTCTAGCTGCCTTACCTCGTTCACCTTTCCAATCCTTAGACCTAGCACAGAAAGATTTTCTGCGACCAGCATCTTTAGATCCGGGTTTGACTTTGCCGGTAACAGCTGTTTGTAATTTTGATCCGGGGTTATCTCGTCTATATTTGTTAACCCCTTTTTGGGTCATACCAGCTCCTTGTTTTACGGAACGTTTATGACCTCCTTTAACTGTATGTCCTTTCATAGACATTACTTTTTACCTTTCTTAGGTCCCATAATTTTTTTCTGAACAGCCTTAGGTAGTTTAGATAAACCTGTACCTTTCTTGGCTGGACCTGTCATTTTCTTGGCAGGTTTTTTATTTCCATAATGTCCCGGCATTACTGTTCTGCTCCTGCGTCTGTGCCGTCGGCTGTGTTGCCAACTTGTTTTTTACATTGTTCTACTTGTGCAGCTGTGGTTCCGTTGTCATTGTAAGGAATGAACCAACGATCACCTGTAGCATTTACTTTGTACTTCACCTGCATTGTATCAATACGTGCAGATGGATCATACGCTTTAGACATAATTAAAATTGTATGTTAGATCTTTCAAGTTTATCGTATAAGTCCTGACGATAGGCAGGGTCCCTGTCGTACCGTTGGTCAGACATGGCTTGTACTACTTCTGCTTGACTACGAAATACATCACTAGATGCTTTTGCTGGTTTGCCTGTTAGCATTTTACCTTCGTAACCTTCTGCATTTTCATACTGTGCTTTTAATCCATCAACTGCAATCTGAACAGCGTCAGCATTTCCATTGCTTATCATAGAATTAAATGCATCTAAAGTTTTTTGTTCTAAATTTTCACTTGCCCAGTCTAGCATTCTACCATACTGTGCTTCACCTCCAACAGAAGTATGTATTTTTGTAACTTCTGCATCGGTTA